TTATTGCCTTACCTGTATAAGTAGTAGTAAATGTTTGAGTCATTGATGTACCAGAGAAAGCATTTTTAAATCGGTGTGTGTCTTTAGGATTACTGTACAACCCATCACCAGCCGTAGTTCCAGAACCACCCCATGAAGTGATTGTCCCTCCAGGTGCGTATAAATTCGGATTCTTTAGTCCCGAAAATTTCATTGGGTATGCATCAATGTAACACACTTTACGTCGGTAAGGGCCGGTGTTACAGTAACTGTAATCGTCTATCCACTCGGTAACTGAACCTGAACGTGTTCCTGTAAACCCATCAGTAGCATAACACGAACCAGATATTTGATTGTATGATTTTCCGTCCGCATCAAGTCCCGATAGAATACTACCCGATTCATACATATAATCCATATGGGTATCATCCCCGAATTGAACCCATCCCGATTTGTTGAATCCACCACGACTACCAGTCGCAGGGTCTGGGTCTCTTGGGCCTATCGGAGTTATGAGACCTCCCTCGGAATCAAAATCAAATTCTACTTCACCACGGTAATCATAGTTACCCATCCTCGCCTCTTGCTCTATCTCAAACTCACCACGGATGGGTTGATACTTACCACTTTGATTCAACTCATATACTATCGTATCATCCCACTGTGGATTTGTTATGGTAGGTCGTTTCGACAGTTGAACCTTCGACCTGTTTAGAATGTGTGGTTCAACAAGTATACCCGTAATCAAATCGGCTTTAGCGGGGACTAACTGTCTTAACTGTTCAAAGAACGTGTAATCATAAATACTCAACAGACGGATGAACTTGTTAATATCATTCCGTTGGTTATACTTTTGGAAGTATTCGTATTTTTTATTATTTAATGTCTTATAACCGTTCTCAAATTCCTCCTCGGGGTCTCCTATCCAATCATCAAGATTTGCAAAACCCATGTGATTGGATATATCTCTATCTATCTGCTCTGCTTGTGAGAATACAATAGCGAGACGATTCGAATCATGTGTCCTGTCATCATACTCCGAAAATGCACCTCTTGCCTCTGGAGATAAGTCATACAGTAGAGTGTCGTTCTCTATTCGTATTTTTTTGGATTGGTTAGCAACACCACCGAGTTGAGAAAAGAATCTCTCATTCACAGAATCATATTGTGTCTCCTGTGTTCCTGTGAAACTTTGGTAGGTGGCATTTGTTGGAGTCTGTTCCCTGTCGGGATGTGACGAACTAACAATATCACCACTTGTTATATCATCACGTTGTAAATCAGACCCGAATGGATAATATCTATACAGAGAATAAAATGAACCAGACGGTGAATCTACATTGTATGCATTCGGATTAAGTACGTGATTGTAAAATGTTTCATCACTAAATATGGTGTAGTATTCACGATAATTTTGTATAGAACCTTCGAACTTATTTGTACCGTCACTCTGTCCGAGGTATACAGTAGTAATAGTTGAATTTGTTACAGTGAATTTATCTTCATGTGATATTTCGCCGTATGCACAATCCGAAGATTTTGCGATGTGAATTACACGACTACTCCCATCCTTGAATATTCTGATATTCCAGAGGTCTCCGTCGAATATCGGTAGATATTTACTATATGTTTTACTACCACCCAAATTGTATTCTAACTTACCATAGTATTCACTACCAGATATAAGTGATGCAGTACCTTCCGTACCTCCTTCCAGTTTAACAGCAGGTACTACATTTAACGAACCACCATCAAATGTGAATAGTGGTAGACTTGCACTAACCTCGTTTTGAAGTGTACTAAAACGTAGTTCATATGTCAGAGGTTTAGTAGATGTCGGAGATTCAGAACCACCCGCGCCGCACCATGTGCCATCACCCCATCCCCATGAATACACACTGAGTGTATCCTGTGGTATTTGTATATACGAATTCGAGTCAAGGTTGAGTTTATATGTGAACATATCCTCTTCAAAAATCGGTCGTTCACCTTCGATACCCGGCCCACCATATTCCTTGATAGATAACAATGTCTGAGGAATTCCGTATATTGACATCAATGCTTTGACAGAACGTGATGTACCTTTTGTTTTCAACAAGTAGGGTAGATTATTTACAATACGTTTCCATATCTGATGTGTTTGGAATTCGTGTGATTTCACCATCATCCCAGAACTTGTCTGTAATGAACCCGTTGAATCTGTACCTAATTTGTAATCCCAAAGTTTAGACAGACTCCTTGCATCTTGCACAGTCCATCCAAAACTTTTTGCTATATGGAAAAGTAGACTATTTGTAGCACCGAGTTCGGGATGTTCTTCTTTTTCGTGTATACTCGTTAACGCCTTAATATACGTCCATATGTTGTCAAAATGATGACCAACCATATTTACAAACGCTACATAATTGGAACTACCATCATTCATCAAAATGTGTTCGGGTATAGTCCACCACAAACTTTTATAATTGTCTCGGTCGAATTCTATTGCATCCTGTAAATTAGAATTGAACCAATCAACTACAACTTGGTCAGAAGTTGCGTTAATAACATATCTATCATCCTGTAAATATTTAGGATACGGAGTCAATGACCCACTAATTCCATGAGTGAATAACGACCCTGTGTCGTGATAGTATAACCATCTTTCAAAATGGTCAAAATTATTCTTTATTACATCTATACGATTCTGAATAGTGTTACGGGATGACAACGTATAAGCGGAATCACCCGAATCAGATGCACTTAGTTCTGTTATCTGACCTGTGTAAGTCTCAATCTGTTCTATCTTTGCTACAAAATTTCGAAGTCTCTCCTCCGCCCTTCCATAGAATACGAAATTACCGTAATCTGAATAGTCAATGTTTAACGTAGCAGTATTAGAACCCGATAGAATCGAATCAAGAATATTCTGAGTTGTTTGAGTATCGGAATCAAGGAGGTCATTCCATGCATAATAAATGGTTGAGTCCGAACTATTGAGGTCAGTATCTATATCGAACCTCGGCCCCCTAATGTTTATGACATTCGGTTTACGTTCAGGCGATTTCAATAAAACCGTGTCTATGTAGGGGTCAATAACCTCCAATCCAAACCAACCCCTACGGTATTCTTCTATGTCATCTGATAATTCAGAATATGTTTTTATGTAAAATACGTTTTGGTCTCGTTCATCAAAACGTAAATTTATAACTTTGTAAGTTTCGTTATTTCCAAAATTAACTATCAACGAATTCAACATAGATACCGAGTTCATACCAAAGGCATAATCTCTAAACTGTTGAAGTTGTAATGTAGATATGTTATTGTTTATGGTCAGTTTTAACTCTTGACGGGAGGGCGATATCTCCTGAATGAAGAACGGTTTGTTTTCTTCAGTTTTTGAGTTTCCGAATAGTGGAGCAATCACGTTTACAACAATAGTAAAACTACCGTTATTAATACCAAGTATATTGAATACTTCTCTTACATCAACAAAGAATCCACCCGTTTCACCATCTACTATCAGTCTATTGTCGTAAGTAGAACCCACATAATCACCACGAAGAGTATACACGTGTATCTCTGTGAAAAGGTCTCCATCCCCTACACTACTTGCGTCGGCATAGAAAAAATCTGAGCCGAGGGTCTCAATATCCACCTCTGTGAATACAACCCCATATCTCGCACCCTTTTCAAGAGTAACCGTATCGGTATTTGTGTATTTAGTTAAACTCATTCGTTACTCTATATTTGTGACTGTTGTTGTAATTGTTGAAGTTCTAATTCCAACTGTGCTTTAAGTGCCTCTGCCTCCTCTTTTGCTGCGTCCGCTTCGGCTTTTGCTGCATTAGCCTGTGCGATTGCTGCGTCTGCTGATGTTGCTGCAGCGTTAGATGATGCGACCGCGGCTTCTGCCTGAGTCTTTGCTGCATCTGCTTCTGCTTTTGCTGCGTCTGCTTCGGCTTCCATTGCATCAAGTTCGTTATTCATCGTATCGAACGTTTGGTCTACACTATCTTGGAATGTCTGCATCGTTTGACATTGTCCACCCGTAGTATCGCTCAATTGCATGAAAGCCTCTGACATTGACAACATTTCCATGTCATCGGTGTATTCGGATGAGAGGTCAGGGAATGTGCTACCTCCACCACTTCCATCTCCACCTCCAGGGCCATCAC